ACCAGTACAGTAACTGAAACCATAAATTCTATGGATTACAATACTGGTTATCAATATTCTGTTACTGGAACCAATCTTCAATCTAGTGGTGGGTTAGCACCTTCTTCTACGATTGGACAAACTAATACTAATAATGGTGTGACTTCGACATGGACCGGTTTAAACATGAACACAAGACCAACATTCACTCAAAAGAATGTAGGTGCTCCGTTTCAGTTCACGGAAACATATCAAGCACCGGGTCTTACAAATCAGACGATAATACAAAGAGAATCAACAATTCAAAGCGTCACGACTACTACAAGTATCTTCTCGCAATAATTGCATTTCTCCCAACTCCTACGCTCGCTGCAGATGTTGGTGGTGTATCTGCCACTGCTAATCCAGTTGCCAACTCATCAGGTAGCGTTACCAATCAGGCAATTCAGGTTTTACAAGGGCCATATATTACAAACACATACGGGGATGGTATAAGTTGTCAAGGACCAACACTTAACATTACACCGTATGCAACTGGTGCTCTATCACAACAGCATCCATTTGAACATATGTGGGATCAACCTGTCTATAATAATGTAGATGGAAATGATGACGGTATCCCAGATAGTCCGGGAGAAATTTTATATACTATTCCTACACGAACAGGAATGACAAACAATTCATCTTTATCTATAGGTATGAGTGCAACTCTTTCCATACCAATGGATAGAGAAGCACAAGATCTTTGCAAAGAAGCAGCAACTACACATAATGAATACCGTGCTCAACTGCTTGCAAATAAAAGATTAGACTTTGAGATTGCTAGACTCAAGAACTGTGGGGAATTATTACAGAAAGGAATTATGTTCCACCCCAGAAGTCCTTATTATAAAGTGTGTGCTGATGTGGTGGTTATGAATAAGAATGCTATTGCACCTCATGTTCATTCTATTTCCCCTTCGTCATCTTCTTCAAAGTCCGAATCGCCTGTGAGCGGTCGCGCTGCAGATCTCGGCGGTCCTTTAGGGACAAAACAGGATCCTTCTTCCCCATAAGTGCTTTAATTTTTGCAATTATCTTTTTGATTGCCGGTTTAATTACTTTCAACAACAGATCTGCTAATGGTTTTGCAAGTAAAGCAGACGTTGTAGCAACAACAGCAATACCACCAGTGGTCGCAGCAATCTGTGGTGCTGGTAAGTATTGTGCCGTCCAAGGAATATCTTCATAGAGAATCACACAGATCTCTTCTCCATTTACTACCTGCAATTCATATCCAGATACCCTCTCCTTCTGGTTCTGTGCTACATCACCAACTCTTGGTTGATTAGGTCCAGGACAAGGGGGAGTTTCTTTTGCTGTTGGAATAGCATCCGTAGGAACCTCTGGTGTAGGAGGTGTTTCTGGTGGTGGAGCAACAGGAGGTGGTTCTTGTTCTGTAGTATAAACCAAATCCTCAGGTGAATACTCCATCGCATCATATGATGGATACTCATTTGAACAAAATATTTTTGTCCCTTTAGGATCGTCTACTGCTAGTTGTGGACCACCATCAGGATGGTCCTTAACACAACCAGGCATATCGACGATGGGACTACCAAGTTGTACCGTTACAGGTACACTAATATGATTTACAATTGGTGATGGAACGCCAACACTCCAGACTTTTGTTTCTGGAATGCGTACATTACCAACACCTATTTCACGGATTTCCATTAGAAGGGTAGTGCTGCGCCACCTGTTGCGGAAGGAACACCAGGAATAGGACCACCAGTTGTAGTTGGTAGTTCAGGCATAGCTCCATCAAGCATACCAGGAAGTGCTCCTGTGATTGCTTCTGTTGCGTGTTTAGTTACACCTTCTTTAATACCATCAATCATGGCGTCTTTATTAATGTAAAGATAAGTACCACCGCCAACAACGGCAGCAGATACAGCAAAAGACGCAATAGCGAGTACATTGATTACTTTTTGCATGTTAATACCTCTTGGTTGTAGCGGTTTTATTTCCCGTTGCCATCATAGCACCGGTCATCAAAAGCATAAAAAATAATACGAATAGACCCGACCACATCAGTAAAGATTCTCCTCTTGTTCCGTTTCAATCACACAATCAGAAGTTGGATATGAAACGCAAGTGAGAAGAAATCCTTCTTCCATCTGATCATCATCGAGGAATGATTGTTCTTCTTGATCTACCGTACCAGAAACCAATTTACCAGCACATGAAGAACAAGCACCAGCACGACATGAGTAATTTAGATCAACACCCTGTGCTTCAGCAGAGTCTAAAATATATTCATCAGATGGAACTTCAATTGTAGTTTCAGTTCCATCAGGAGAACGAAGCGTAACGTTAAATGCCATTTTATTCTAATTAATTTACGTGTACTGTACCAATCATGCCCGCACCTTTATGTGGGGCACACCAATATGTATAATCGCCAGATTCTGCGAATGTAACATCGAACTCTTCACCTGGTAACATTGCTAACGCTTCATGCGAAAGATCTGGATAACCATCCACAACAACATTGTGAGGAGGAAGCATATTATTAATAAAATGTACAGTTTCACCAACATCGATTGTTACCTCCGAAGGATCAAAAACTAGGTTCCCATTGGAACCCATCTGAACGTCTACTGCCCAGGCAGGAGCAGCAAGAAAAAGTGTAGCAAGTAAGGCGAATAGGAATTTCATATCTAGTCCTCAAAATATTTTTTAATAACTTCCAAACGTTCTTCTTCTTTAGCAATTAAATCAATCTGATCTTGCATTGCACCAAGAACGTCCGGATGCTCACCAATACCTACAGGATTTGCAAGATAAACTTCAATATTTAATTTTGCTTTCTTAATGTTCCCAATGGCAAGTGCCTTGAGAGCCTCTAACATTTCTCTTCTCATAATTAATCCACTAATGTTCCATGTTCTCTGCGGATCTCCCGCAGTTGTTCAAAGTCTTTTTGTTTGGTTCCACCATCATATGCCCATGCATATCCTTCGGTGATCATTTGTTCATTGAGGGACAACTCTGCGTCCCCAATGTATAACCAACCAAGAAGACGGCCATATTTGCCGACCCCACCAACAAGTTCAGTACGAATAACAAGATCATCGTCCCCAGCCAGAGTGCTTTCCAGTTTCTCTTTGAGCCAGTTGGTTGCGTCGATTCCAAGGACCTTTTCCTCCGCATCTCTAGTTCGTTTTTCAGGAGTATCGACGCCAGCGACTCGCACTCTTTCTTTTTTATAGAGATCAAATCCCAAATCGATAAGTACATCGATCGTATCTCCGTCTAAAACTTTTGTAATCTCTATGACTCTAAAATTATAACAGGATTTCCTGTTAGGTGGCGTCATTGCTCCCATAATTCCCACTCCTTAAGTGCGTTGTCTAGTAACTCATTTGGGTCAGTCTGAGTTTTTTCCCTTTCATAACGACGCATCTCTTCAAGCATAATACTTAAAGTTTCACCCTGCTTAGCATCAGCAGCAGTCACGAAACCAACCAGTGTAATAGCTGCAGTAATTACTGCAGCTGCACCCCAGACCCAACGTTCTAATTTACGGACACGCTCACGAAGTTCCTTTGATAATTTTTCAGCATCCTCAATACGATGTTTCAGAAGTGCTATCTCCTGGTCCTGACTCGCGTCCTTCTGATTGATTTGATCCATCAGTCATTTCATCATACCCCAGTATATAGACAATCACATATAGTACACCAGCAAGAAGTATGAGAATGCTGATAATAATACTCCAAGTTACATCATTAACATCATTCAGAGGTCTTAATAATAAATTCATTTTTACATTGTATACTTAGAGTCAGGATTTACTCCAATTTGTAGTGGTGCTTGTTCAATACGGATCGTCTGCGCTGGTGCAGTTTGTGCAGCTGCAGCAATCAATCTTTCCATATCTTCTTTTGTTATTCCACCGCCACCGTTATTACCATTACCATTACTTTCTCCAGATTTCTTTGCTGCTTGAACTCCGAAGGTAGCTAAAACCCCAGTGAACACAGAGGCAATGAAAGTTGGATCTAGTTTCTGCTCGGGAATTCCCAGTGCTGGTGGTAGTTTGATATAGGCGAGCGTAAGTATACCCCCAGACCAAACAAGAATACCAAGACGGACAAAGGTGCTAAGAATTGCAAGTTGTTCTTCCTTGTCATCGACAGTATCTTTAAGTTTGCCTAAAAAACCTTTGGGTTTCTCTTTCTTGACTTCCTTCTTTACTTCGTCTGTCATGGGGTAAGAGCATGGCAGATTTATTTATGGTTTAAGTACCTCTACAGTGAGGTTTGTGTGTTTGATTTTATTAAATTGTTGACAGAGAACCTGACTTGATTCATGTTCCCATCTATGATACGCATCCTTTAGGGATTGGAGGTAATCTTTTCCACCGTTATCAACCATTTCTTCGGCAACGATGGTTTTGATTAACACATCTCTCGTGATATGTGTCATATGTAAATGCTTGTTGTCCAACAACAAATTCTTACATTATAAGATGTAAAGATATTAATTCAAAGAATTTGTCTTGGGTGGTTTTAGTCTATGTTTATCTCTTTAGACTATTATTATTTAGTAATGTAACCATTTTGTATCAACCATTTTCGTGTCATAGGAGTTGGTGTGTAGTCAGTCCACATAGATCCACGAGCACAAGATTCAAGTGCTGCTTGAGTCATACCTACAGTGCGTCCTGCCCAGGATGCTTCTGCTTCCCAAGGCAATGCCGATTCAGGATAGGTGCGCTGGGCCATCTCTCTCCAAAGCATAGGTACATCTTCTTCATTCTTGATAATAGCAATCATACTATTATCAATAGTTCCTGCCATACAATCTTGTGCAGCGTGCCATCCTTCGTGACGCATGACTGACATCAATGTGCCAGGATCATGCATAAAATCTTTATTCAGGAAAAAGTTATTACCAACAGTATGATAGACACCACGATGATTAGGTGGGAAATACTTTGGGTGTGCTAGAAAAACTTTAACTCCGATCGTATGAAGTGATCGGACCATTGAGTCAAACTCATCAGCAATAATACTATAATCAGTAATGGGATAGTTATTTGCAAGATCCTGAAGATTGTTGATTCTTTCGACATCTTTAGTACACTCCTGTAGCAACATACATCCCATCGCATCATAAGTGTAGTACCCTTTTGTTGGTTCGGAAAGGGCAGGTAGGGCAGTTGCCACTACCGCAGCAACCGCGATCATTGTTTTTTTCATAGTTAGTAATCACCGAAATTGATTTTGTCCAGTTCCAGAACTCCAACCACCTGGTCCTTCATGGAAGTTTTCAGAACCACCAGG